TCCATTTTAAAAACCTCCCAAACCGATTTTGTAACACACGAATCCAATAATAATTCCAATAACGGTTGTGATAACATAGCCAGAAACTTGTCTCCATTTTTCGCCATCTCTTCCCTCAAGAACTTCAAGACGATCGCCTTGTTCTTTTTGTTCTTGCGCCATACTTTCAATGGAGATCGCAAGCCGTTCAACCGATTGTGCCAAATCTTGTATTTTTTTTACTGTGTCTTCTACTTCATTAATTCTGTAATGCAGCCTCTTATTTTCTGCATCCATACGCCTAGCAAACTCATCGTGTTCTGCTCTCGTAATTGGTGTATCCATTACGTACCTCCAAGTTCTTTTTTTATATGACTGCCCACCACCGCCAAGTGCCATATCCCTGCACCATCACAGTAAACTCACCGCTATGGTACGCACAATCGTCTGCCACTTAACCCAGTAGCCGGGAGATGATTGGATCACCGTACCCTTTCTATAACACGTTCACAAAAGGAGTAACTTTTCCGAGAATTTTATCCCGGTCAATCCAACTCCTTGAAGTTCCGTTTTCAGAAGAGGAAATCTGAAATTCTCCTCCCTCTTGGTTGCAATCATACAAAGCCAAGTCTATGATGATACTGTCGAATTTCTTCATATCCTTTTCAATCATCTCCTCTGTGTAATTGTCTGGATAATTTCGGTAAAGACGCACATCTTGTTCTGATTGATAAAGAAGCTGTTCTAAGAACTTATCTTCTTGCTCGCATGAAACATTAGATTGTCTCAACCGAATTTTAAGTTGTTCTAATCTTGAGTACGCCATATTTTTTCACCTACAGTCCTAACTTATCAATAAGAAGTTTCTTAATATCCGAACCGTTCAAATACTCTGCACCGTCAATCCCATACTCGGTAGCAAGCTCCCGAAGTTCTTTTACGGGCATTTGATAAATCTCTGTTTTAGTAAACTTCTTCTCTCCATATTCTGGAATCTCTGGCGTATTCATAAAATCAGCCGAGGAATTGATTTCTTCCCCGGCTTTATACCAACGTCCACCTATCTTGATATTGTGTGTAGCAATCATGTAACCACTCCTTACGCAACCTTCATAACAACAACGCTGTCCATACCCTCAAAAGTAGGAAGTCCAATCATGGAAACTACACAATGTGTGTTAATTGGATGATTTGTGGTATATGAATATACTGAAATACCTGTTTCTACGAGAGAAAGATTTCCATCTGTCAAACTTCCACTTCTCTCTTCCGGTGTTCTACCAAATGTATAATCACCAAGATATACTCCGGCAGATTGAGCAGAAACAATGTTTGTTGGAATGAAATACTTTGTATTTCCTTCTTCATCAATGTATACTTTGTCGTATACTTCGATCTCAATTCCGTACTCTCTTAAGTAAGAAAGTACATCAGCCTGTCTCACTCTGATACCGCCATTGTATGCAGTGATTCCAAGTACCTGCTTCTTTGTATCTTCTGCTTTCAGAATCATTTCAAATGTCTCTGTATTCATGGAAAATCTTGTCAAAGAGTATCCGGTTTTCTTCGCAAAATCACGTCTTGCTTGAATCAAATCGTCAAGTGGCGTTGCAGTTGCCGAAGCATTCCACTTATCTTCATCGCCGGAAATCTCAACAAAGTGATCTTTCTTATGCGCCGCTCCACTATCTGTTGTATATTCAACAACATATTTCTCTCCTTCGATATTTACGGTTACTTTCGGAACACCATCTTCCGGTGCCAAAAGTTCCCAAATCTGACGTTCTGGTACAACCAAAGCGCCTTGAATCAGAGAAAAAGGCTTTTTAGCAATTTCTTGTAAAACCTGATTTGCCATGTTGGAATTTTCCGCAGACTGATAATTTGCATATTCCTGTTCTTCTTTCTCTGTTACCATGTAACTTTCACGGTAAAAAGGCATTTCATTCTGAATATCGGAAAATCCACCAACATCCCTTAATGGTGCTTGCGCGTCAAAATTTGATGCTTTCAAAGATACCGGGAGACCGTTCTTTCCTTTAATAAACTTCAAATCAAGGCTGTCCTGTTTCACCGTTCCAAACTTCATTCTTCCACTATACGGTCCCGTACCGAGCTTTGCCTTATAATCATTCCACAGGACTCCTAAAGCTCTAGCGGTAAACGCTTCTCTCAATGGTAATGCCATTTTTATTCCTCCTTTTGCTCTGAGATCGCCGGTGCGCCGTAAAATGTAACTCTCGGTGTTACTTTTCTAGCTGCATCTTCGATTGATAATGATTTTACTTTTTCCCAATCAATAGTTCCCTGATAAACGTAAGTTCCCGGCGCATCTCCTTGTGTCACATCTACATCATGCAGAAGATAGCCAAGGCAACTGTTATCATTTGCCGGAAATGGCGTTCCAGCCGGAACAATTTTCAAACCGTTTTCATCCGGTGAAGATTTCATTGTCTGAGGAACAACACACGCTGCGCCCTCATAAGGGAAAAACTTCAAAATACCTTTACTTTGTCCATACTCATGTACGATAGGCTTTCCCATAGTCTTTTAACCTCCTATTTCAAAACGTAATAATCTTTCATGGACTGTTCGTCCGCTTTGTTTCCAAAAGAGATGCTTTCCGCATTCTTCACATCTTCCGGCTTATCATCGCCTGGATTACCGCCAGTTCCACCACCTGGATTCGGAGTACCTTTTAATAGCTCTTGTTCTTTCGCTGTGGCTGCTGCGGTTTCTTTATCGGAAATAATCTGTGCGATAGAGTCAATTGCTTTCTTAGCAGCTTCTAAATCTGTCTGAAATCCTGCGAGCACGCTTTCTGCCTGTTCTCCTGTTAATCCTTTTTCAGCTGCATACGCACGAATATCTTTCTGCACATTTTCTTTCTGAAGCTGTGCAATCTGATTTCTCAATGTTTCCAATTCTCCGCCATCATCATGAGATGGTGTTGTCTCCGGTGTCGGAGTTGGCTGTGGTTGCGGTGTAGGCGTTGGCTGTGGTGACGGCTGTGGTTGTGGATTCGGTCGATTGCTGTGAAACTGATTCAGATAATTTGTTACCTGTGCATCACTCGGCTCTTCAATCCCTAAAGCCACTAAGTTTTGTCTTGCTTCTTCTCTTGTCATTTTGATTACCTCCGTTATCTACATTTGTTTTCGCTGTTCTATCAGCTTGGATATTTACTTTTGCTATTTGACGCATAACTGCAAATTTATAAAATAAAAAAGCAGCCGATTACTGTTCGACTACTTCTTT